AAATCTTCTATGTTTGTTTGACCTTCTACTACAGCAACCCTTGAGTTATTTGTCAAATACAAATTATCAAGAAGTTGTCTTAAAACTGTGGACTTAATAAGTTGTAAGTCTTTTACCATTTCAGCAACAGATAACCCAACCATTCTATGTGGCATTAATATTGGTGATAAGACACAAAATGGAATGTGGTCAAATGGCTCATTTTCTAATATGAAGTTTCCCTCACCTATAGAAAGAACACGTCTTAACTCAGGAATACCATCACCATCATAATCTGCTCTTAGATATATTTCTGTTACTAAGCAATCATGCATACTAGGGTCATTCTTGCTCTCATGTTTAGCACCACCCTCAGTATCTTGGAATCTTTGTTGGACTTCCATTTCATTTTCAATTTCAGAATAACCTGAATGTTCAATAATAGTGTCATAGTCATAACCATCATTGACTAAGTCACCTACTTTCATAGTAGTTCTATGTGCAACAAAATCTGCTGTTTCTAAATTTACAGTACGTCTTGAGAACAAAAATTCTTCAGGTGGGATATTCATAATTCTAATCTTACCATTATCTTTTGTTCTTTTAATCTGCACATCATATGTGACAGATAATGGTATTTGATTTTCACCACTTACTATATCTTGGATTTCATCAATGTCTACTTCTTCTTCTGTTGGAACATCTTGTGATTCACCTACAACCACACCTACTTCATTTGTTGATTGAGAAATCACTTCTACATTAGGGTCATCTAGTAATAATGTTAGTTCAGTTTCATCAAGGTCAGTATATTCTTCTTCAACAGTTTCAAGGTTTTCATCATAAAAGACTTTCATAACCCCAATCTTAAACAACAAGGCATCTTTGAACCAATTATATATATTAACAAAACCTCTGTTTTCACTATTAATAATATAGTTTGTGAGGTCTGTTACTTGTTCTGCTGCCTTGACATCCTCAGGTTGCCTTGCTACAAAACGTGCAAAACTGTCAGAAGACTGAAAAATTTTCATCAATTGTGGCATGATATACTCTATAGTATCTCTTGTTTCAGTTGCTACAACTTGACTTCTATCTTCTACTTCATTACCAAAAGGCTCACCTAAATAGTAATCTAATGTTTCTGACCTCTCTGATGCGAACTCAGTATCATAATAATTAACCGCTTCTGTTACATAGTCATTAATCAATGCCTTGAAAGAAGCATCATCCATCTTTGCCATTTACTTACCTTTTCTTTTTAGGGTCACGACTAAACTGCTTACCTTTTTTGATAGATTGTCTTTTTAGTCTTGTTAATCTGTCATATTCTTTTTTTGACATGGCTTGTCTTTTTGCTTTTGGTAAATACTTTTCACCTGTAGCTTTTGACCCTTGTATTGATGGTTTACCACTTCTAGTACCCCATTCTTCTTTACCCCATGTTCTTAGTGCAGCTTGTCTTGGTTTGAGTGCCATTACTTACCAACACCTTTCATGGCTCTAGTATGTGCTTGAGTAAAAGTCATACCTCTAAGCATATCTTTTCTCATACTATCCATATGCTTTTTGGTGTGAGTGCCTTTTTTCTTATGATTGGTTAGAGCATTTTCTTGACGTTTTGTTAATGTCTTTTTCATTGCCATTACTTATACCCTCCACCTTTATTTTTATATTCTTTTGCCAACATTTGTGCTTTTCTCGCTGACCATTGACCACTTTTACCACCTTTATTACCTGCCATAATCCTATTGAAAAGATTTTTTCTCATAGTAGGTTTTGTGTAGTTACCTGCCTTGTTGACAGTTGATTTACTTTTTGCCTTTGCCATATGACATCTTCTTCATAGATTTCATTGGTTTCTTTTTAGCACCTTTTTTTATAGGCTTCATAGTCATTTTTTTTGAATACATTTTCATACCGGGCATTTGATAACTCCTATCTTTTTATTTTATTAAACAATCTTCTTAGTATATAACTTCTACATAATGATATTAATGTAAATATTAAACCAATACTTGCAGCTTCATTAAATGTTGGCTCAAACCCAAAAAAGGGTAAGACCAAAACATTTGATAATACAGCAACAACAAAACCAACAATGACATTTGCTACACTTTCAATGAAACTAAAAAGTTTGCTTTGCATTATGTCTTCTTATGTTTATTTGCAAATGTTTTTGCTTGTTGCTTTGAACTAAATCCCCATTTTCTAAGTGCAAGGTTTAACCTAGTTGGTCTACCTTTACTATCCAACATAGGACCGGGATTATTACCAAACCTAGCTGCAAAACTTATACGTCTAGGATTTGTACCTTTGTTTATAGGTCTTTGAAGATTACTACCCTCAGTTCTTTTAAAGAAATTACGACCCTTTTGATTAAGTCCACCCTTCTTATTCTGAAATGCTTTTTTTACCATTTTTACCTCTGTGACCACCTACAAACAAGAAGTGATAAGTGTGTAAGATTATATATCAGCTTGTGACTTTGTTAGTAGGTGGCTAATCATGTAAGTGGAGTTGATACCCTGTTCTAGGGAATATTGTGTCCACAAATTCTTGTATTTCATATGAAGTCATGTGCTGTGCAACCAACATATCATGTGCCAACATACATAATGATGTTGCTATAGTATCACCATCAGCAATATCATCTGTCATTAATTGTGTAATAATATCTGCAAAGAATCTATTGCAATCATGCACCTCTTGACCATCTAAGACTTCTTGCAATGATAATGTTTTAATTATGTAGGAGTCTTTTTTGCTCATACCTCATTACCCCAACAATCCCAACCATCAAATCTTTGTCTAGCAAACAATTCTATTTTTTTTTCGTTTTCGTTATATGTTTGTGATATTAGATTGCGAAAAAAATCAGGTTTTTTACTATGGTAACTGCGTGGCAATTCCCACCAACAAGAGTCGTTTTTTTTGATTGCCTTTTGCTTACCTTTATAACCAAACAACAGATATTCGGCATTTGTAGTAAATGTGCCACCTAATCCCAAACCTCTAGGTTTTTTTGTCCAAACAAGGGTTGTTGAATATTTAAACCCCCAATCTCGCATTACATCAAAAGCATCATCTAAGTATTTATTAATTGTCCACAAGAACAACTTGCAATCTTTATCAGATATATTTTTTACAGGTAATGCTTTAATTTCATCCAATGACATAGTCGGATAAGGCAGTGGTCTTGTCTTGCCATTACTATTCCAATCACACCCCCTCTTTACTTCCCAAGCAGGGTCTGCATATATAATATTGTATTTTTTATCAGGGAATGGAATCATACAATCCACCCATTATTGCCATAATCAATACGTTGGTTGAATTTATAACCTGCACCACTACCTGATGCTCTCACCGCTAAACCTGCAAATGTGAGCATTAAAGCATCAGCTACATCAGGACTCCTAAAACCTCTTTTCTTCATTTGGTCTTTGGACTCAACCTTGAACTTACCACTTGAAAGTATTTCATATCTGACATTGGTAATTTCATTAATGAGTTCATCTTGTTCAGGAATCTTGCAATCTTTTTGCTCTAACCATTCTCTGCATTTGAACCAAAGTTCATCTCTTAATCTCATATATCTGTCTGCCATACTACTTGACTCAGCTACATTAATGCCCCTAGCAGGTAAATCTAACTCTACCAACCTATCAACAACACCTGCACCAAGACCAATACTATCTACCAATATCTCTGATGGTCTATCTTTATATGGAGTAGAATCATATTCTGCCATGATAACACCTACAGTTTCCATTAAGTCTTTGCCACCCCAATGCTTGATAGGTTCAGTGATTACATTGCCTTTTCTTTTGCATAATGCACATCTATCAGAACCATGTCTTGCAATATCAATGCCCCAAATAGGCATGGCTTCTATAGGGTCAACTTCTCTGTTGACGGCAGATTCTGCCAATGTTCTTGATATAATAGAGTTATCATCTGTTTCAGGTGGTAAACCTAATACCCTCACTCTAAAAACATTAGAGTCTTCACCATATTGTTTCTTCATATCCTCAACATATTGAGGGTCAACTGTATCAGCATCTAAGCAAGATACTGTCATTGTTTTCCATGATTCAGCATTTTTAGTAAATGAATCATAGAAATAACCTGATGCTCTATTGGGGTTACCAACCATAATAGTCTTTGCACCATGAGTAGACATTGCACCTTGTGCGACCTCAAATATCACATCAGGAATACCTGATGCTTCATCGATTATAAACAACATATTGGGAGAGTGGAAACCTTGTAGTGCCTCTGGGTTTTCTCTACGGCTAGTTCGACTAACACAGAAACTATCCGGGGCGTTCTTTAAGGTAATTTTATCGGAACGAAACTCCAACTCATCTTGAAATCCTTGTGGCATCATTTGATACCATTTTTGTATTTCAGGCCATAATATTTGTTCTAATTGAGATGCGGAGTTTGCTGTGGCAGCTTCCTT